TGTTGGAAGAAGAGCCGACGGACTCATCACCGGTGAACTGAAGTTGCTCGATGAGGTACTCGTGGGGGTTCTGGGCCATACGTCTGCGCTCATCGGTGTCGAGGAAGACGTAGTCGACGTAGAGGGATGCGGCGACGAGGGACTGGTTGTAGGCGGAGGTGACCTTGGTGGTGGCTGCGGCGTCGTTGAGGCTGGACATGGCCCACAAGCACTCCTCAATGGGGCGGATATCAAGGTTAATCTTGACCTCGTGGTACTGAAGAGCGATGAGGGGGAGGGCCAGACCGGGGTTGCGGCAGAACCAGAACTGGAGGGGGACGTAGAGGGTGGTCTCGGGGAGAGCATTGCGGGGGGCGCAAACCTGGCGAGGAGCGTTGGCATCGCAAGGGCCATCAATGTCGTTGAAGGAGGGGTCGGTGATGAAGGTGAGCTGGCTGGTGTTGCCGATCATCTTGAAGTAGCCGCGCTGCTGCTCGGTGGACATGGTGAGCTGGTTCCAGATGTGCATCCAGTCACCGTATTGGCGGTCAATGCGCTGGCCACCGATTTCAACCTCAACCTGGGAGATGAGCTGCTCACCGGGGAAGTCGAGCCAACGAGCGTAAACGTTGCCGGCGGAGTTCTTGAGGGACTGGCTGATCTCGGGGAGAGTCACCTGAAGGTAGGTGCGGTAAGCCAAATCACCGTTACGGGAGATGGTGCAGGTCACACGGCGACCGAAGTCAGCCTGGCCGTTAAAAGTCTGCTCGATAGACTCCATGGCGAAGTTGGTGTGACGCTTGTAGGAAACCTTCCAGAAAGTAATCTGGGGGTTACCAGTCAGGTAAACGTCTTGGGCGCCATAGGCGACAAGTTGCATAAGTCCTCCACCCATTGTAAAATGCTTGTTATACTATTCAAAAAGAAAAAAAAATCGCGAAAACAACATATTATACGAATTAATCAATGATTTATCAATGATAAACCAACGAAATACAAATTAAACAAAATTTGCTAAACATTCTTATACTATATTTTCAATAACGGCAGCGGTGGCGGCGGCGGCAATAGAACGATGTCATTATTTAAGTATAAGCCTCCTAAAAAGATTATGCTAGATGAGCGCAGTATAACTACACTAGATAGTAAGCATAAAGAATTACAGACGGAGTTTCAATATATACAAGATACAATTATTCCAGGGCTTGAAAATGAGAAAAATCGGCTAAAGGAACGATTACAATTCATAAAGAGGGGGGATCCGCCCCCCAACGGCGGGAACTACGTTCAATTGGCGGCGGGTGGTGGTGGTGCGGGTGGTGGTGGTGCGGGTGGTGGTGCGGGTGGTGCGGGTGGTGGTGGTGCGATTTCTAGCGGCGATGCGCGAGGTTGCCCGTCAGGACCAGGCGCGGATTTGCGAAACAAAGAAGCACCGAAGCAGCCGAGTATTGATGAATGCCTTGAAATCCGTGACCGTATCAAAGAAATCAACGCGGCCATCAAAAAGCACCAGCAAGACTATAAAAACTACTACCTCCACAATAGCGAGTATATCTTTGAGTATTTCGAGACCAAAAAAACCATAACAAGCGGTGGTTCAATGAAAACGAAATCCCTAAATGCGTTCTTCAATCTTCCAGAAGCGAAGAAAACAGAGGAACTCTTCAAAAACCAGCATAATAATGTGGAAAAGTATCTGGCGAGTATCGACCAGACGTATATGGATGTTTCTAAATATGTCTACCCCACGGATATTTGCCAGTTCTGTCACCAGGGCGAGATGATTCCCGTTGAATGTGAAGGAATTATGGTATGTAATCACTGCGCAAAGCAGGTGGTATTTCTGATAGACAATGAGAAACCCTCCTACAAGGAACCGCCTAAAGAGGCGTGTTTTTATGCTTATAAACGCATCAACCATTTCCGCGAAATCCTGGCGCAGTTCCAGGCGAAGGAGACCACATGTATCCCCGATAACGTGCTAGAAAGCATCAAACAGCAAATCAAGAAGGAGCGGATTGAAATCTCTCAATTCACAGATAAGAAGGCGAAGGAGATTATGAAGAAACTGGGATTTAATAAATATTACGAGCACATTCCATTTATTAAAGATAAGTTGGGGATTAAGCCGCCGGTGATGACGCCCGACCTGGAAGACCGGTTGTGTAATCTCTTTATGGAAATCCAGGGTCCCTATGCGAAGTTTTGCCCCGACGACCGGGTGAATTTCCTGAATTATTATTATACGGTTTACAAGTTGTGCGAACTTCTGGGGCGGCGTGAGTTCCTGCCGTTCTTCCCGATGTTGAAGGACCGAGAGAAACGGATAGAGCAAGACCAGATATGGAAACAGATATGTATTGAGTTGGATTGGGTCTTTATTGCGACACCGTGAGCGCGGGAAGCTGGCCCCTCGCCGCACACGCACCCTAATCTACGTCCTCCTCGCCTTTTTCCTATGATTGCGCACCCCTCCCACCCCGCCACTCGCAAGACTATGCGATTTATAGTATACTTGCGAGTTGTCTGTATACAATCCAAACATCGAATAGGGATGGCGCGGAAGCACGGTGAGTGTAACTGTAGTGAAGTGGTAACTCCCAGTATTACGGATCGTCAGTGTATAAACGCCCGGGGTCGTCGCACGCGACGTTGCGATAATACCGGTAACACTGTTTACCGTGACCCCCCCATACGACGCAGGAACGCCATCGGTGATACGGTATATCGCATAGGACCGTCCCGCAATGATTCCAGGAGCATCCCTCGCTGAATCACCAGATACGATTGTAGTCGAAAAAGAACGCACCATAGCGGGAGGCGTTCCCGCGACCACTATGTGAGTATAAGGAGTATACCCCATCGCATAGATTTCGTAAGGTGTATTCGTGCCGGCGTAGACCCATTTCGTGCCGATAGGTGCTGCGGCGGAGGCGGGGAAGCCGGTAAGCGCCGTATTTGCGCTGCCATCAATCCATCCTGTGCTTGCTGCGTTCGCGGTGAGATAAATGGTGCCATCCACCACATTTACATTTCCGGTAAGGGCGCTATATCCTGGAATGATATATCCGCCATTTATGTGGCTCGTAGTCCCAACAACATAGCAATTTGACACCGTTTTATTTGTGGTATTCCCGCCTTGATTTCCGAGAATACCACCGCTATTCGCAGGTATTGTGCCAATCGAATAACAATTCGTGATAACGACTTGACCGCATTCGCTTCCGGTGATGCCGCCGCCATAGTCGCCAATCGCGCCTCGGCTATAGCATTCGCTGATGGCGTGATTTCCTCCGGAGTATCGCCCAGAGATACCGCCAGAATAAACGTTCATAATGCCGGTAGAGTAACAATTCGCGATACCCGCTGCGCCAGTAGATTGGCCGGTGATACCGCCGCCGTAGGTTCCAATGACTCCGGTGGACCAGCACGACTCGCACGCGAGAGACCCCGCAGTGGATGGCGAATTCGCGCCGACAATACCACCGCCAGATTGTCCTATCACCCCCGACGAAGAGCAACTCACGCATTTCACTGGACCGGCATATTGCCCGATGATTCCACCGCATCCAACCCCGGTATCTCCGGTGGAATGACAGTTCAGGATAATGTTGTTGGACCCCGCCGTCCCCTTCCCGAAATATGCTTGCCCCATCCAGCCACCACTGTTTACTAGAGTCGCGCTTCCCGAAGAACGCAATTCCAGATTCATCACGTAAATATTGCCGTATCCATTAGAGCCGCTATCGCCATTATGAATGAGACCTGGATAATCGGTTATCCCGTCTATCGTGATAACTGGGCGTGTTCCATCCGGTTTCAGTGTTCTAGCCCCGAATTGAATACTGCTTGAACCGCAGATGAAATAACTGCTAGTTCCACCGATTGTTGTATCAATCGTTATATCCGATACCAATACTATATTCAAATTTCCGAGAGATGTATTGTCATTGATAAATGTAATCGGCCAATAGAGCGAGTTCCAGGGTGAATCGTCAGTTCTATATGTTATTGGATCACCTACAGCTGTTTGTCGTAAATAAATCGTAGTTCCGCCTGGAGATTGAATGGCCGATGAGCCACCCACAGCAAATCCAGTCTCGCTCATTGGTCCAAGTATAAGGCGCGGTTCAGTGTCTGCGTCGGTTCCGATCGTCTCGTGGGGGGCCCCCTCGGAGAATATATAACCATATCCGCGGCGAATAGGGTACATCACGCCGTCCACGGCAAGGTCACCGACGCTGTCTGTCAAATATACTAAATGTGTATGTGTAAAATAAGAAATACCCGTGTCATTGTGAGATGGCGTATCTCCCTTCACCCATCGCATTGGAATTCTGGTGATATGTGACAACTGGAGCCCCATACGCGCAAACAGTTCCGAACAAATCGCGGGTGTAAGCGGGACGGTAAATCGTTCCGATGCGGACGACGCGTTCTTTGCATTAATCCGGGCTTTTGCGGCAACAACCTCGTGTCGCGATAGAATATACTCTATTGTCTCGGTTGACAGAACATTTGCGAATTGTCCTTCCATAATAATATAATATATACGAATATGAAAATATTATACAATTGATTCACGCCGTAGCATCAATCTTTGCCCACGATTCCGGGCATAAATCCTGTGTATTATGTGAAACGCTGGATCCGAACCATACGCTTGGGTAACACACCACTTTCCCGGGGTTTTCATTGAAATACGCGCCCCACCAACTAAATGTGCTATTCGCGATGATATTGTGGTCGCATACACTCATTAAAAGCAGCTGCTGCCAATCTACGATTGTATCCCGGACGAAATGAAATTGGATATCGCGTCCATACGCAGGCCCGTGGACGTCTGTCGCGAATCGGCGTTTTATTTCGGTGATATGCTTGAGGACGATTTCTTTGTCGCACGATTCATAGAAAACGAGAAATGAATAACTCGGGGTAGATGTGGCCGACGAGTTGGATATGATATTCGAAATTGCGCGATAGTAATAATCTACCGTCATCACTGGATGAATGTGTGTATATAATAGATAGTCCCCAATTCGGAAATGAATGCTTACTAATTCACGTCGCTGTTTCATCGGATTTCCATCAGTATAATCGTCACTCCAGGTTTCATTCCCATAAAGTTGCTTTATCCAGGTTTGTTGTTCTCGTAGTTGTAACATATTGCGTATCTCTGTGTATTTATCTGCGAAATATTTATAGCTTTGAAAATAACCGTGAATACGAAGCGGCATCGAATATTTCGCGGTTTCCGTGGGAAGACTTGTGAAATGAAATCCGATTTCATCCCATCGTGCCAGCGAATGAAACATTCTCTCGCTAACTGGATTGGACTGTGTAAGATATCGGCGTAATCCGCGCAATAATGTGGTCCAATGTGTATAACGCTGAAATCCAGCGGGTCCGGGTAATTCCTGGTTATTCATAAAAAAGAATGTGTCATTATTGCGAATTGCTGCTGCGATCACCGCGAATATTTGGAATAATTGGTTCCCTAACCCACCCATAATTGTAGCTGTAATCATAATAAATAATATCACAACAGTCTCGTTTAAGTTCATATTATGGGAGAAAATCTCCATATTATAGGAGAAAATCTCGAAATAAAAACCATAGTTTATCATCGTTCGTTTCGTTTACTTTTACGATACAAAAATCGTGAGGAGGTGTATTACCTACAAAAACGCAATACGCGATGATGTGTTGGTCGTCTTGAATCACCACATTATTCATAATATATAGTTCAAGAATTTCTTGAAACCGTCGACACCACCATAATGCCTTTTCGCGCCCAGTAATGTAAAATCCGCCGCTTACAAAATGTGAGTGTTTATTATACAAATCTCTCGGAATCCCAGTTGTCGAATCTATATTTTGAAAATGGCGCGTGTAATAATTGTAACCGCCATATAACTTACGGGGCTCTACATTACATCCATAATATACCTTATTTTTATGAAGTCGGTTAATCTTATTTTTATTCGGCCAATGTTCTCGTATTCTCTCGCGATATTCATCATATGACATTGACGCGTCTGATGATATTGTATCGCGGAAGTAGCCAATATCACACCATCCATAATATTCAGTGTCAAAATACTGGTTCTCAATCGTCTCTCTTACAAAATGTGTCTTTTCACACCATAGCATATGAAGTCGCCAATCTGCTATATCCTTTAATTTACTCTCGGGTCGCGCATTGTTATCCATCCAAAATCTCTCGTATTTCGAGTTATGAAACTCTGAAAATGGTTTGAGTATGACCTTTATTTTCCCCTGTGCGGTTTCATCTAATTTGCGTATTTCATTACAAATGTCGTCGTATTCTATTTCGCCTGTATAGATCACCAGATAAAACTGATTGACGATACGAATAAAGTCGCGAAACCAAACGTGATGTCGTTGAAGACCGTGACGATTTTTCATATAATATAAACAAGAACTAAATGTTATGTTTACAGGACTCATTCTACCACAATCAGGATACTATCCTATAATTATAGGATAATTATTATATAAAAACGACACGTGAGAGAATATATAATAATAAATGCTTCGTCATTTTTCTGATATAAAGCACGCGATTTACATCAATCTGGACGCACGGACTGACCGTCGCGAGTTATTTGAAAAACAGTTCGAGGAACTCCGTGAACGATACCCACAGGATTTCGCATTTGCGCCAGTTCCACGGTTTTCGGCCATCAAGGACGATATTCACGGTGCGATTGGGTGTACGAAAAGTCATATTGAGTGTCTTCGTATTGCGAAGAATAATGGATGGGACCACGTCCTCATTTTTGAAGATGATGCGTTGCTTATTCATCCTGAAGTTTTAGTTCATCAAGCATCGTCCTTTCTCTCGCGGTTTCGGGATGAATGGGACGTTGTATTGTTTTCCGGTAATAATTATCCGCCATTTAAAATAGAATCACCGGATTGTTTTCGGGTTGCGAATTGCCAGACCACTGGCTCTTATCTCGTGTGTAGTCGGTATTATGACACTTTACTCCGTAATTTCGAAGAAGGGCTTGCGGGGCTCACTGCGAACCCCGGAAATTCGGGTCTATATGCGTGCGATGCGTATTGGAAACAGCTTCAGCGCGTGGACCGATGGTTTCTCATCACTCCGGTCTGTGTAATTCAGCGACCTGGTTATAGTGATATAGAGAAACGGGATGTAAATTATGAGAAATTAATGACAGACCTTGTTAAAAAAACAACACAGTCGCAGCGAATGCGTATGTAGGCTAACTGTCCGTCAAATATCTGTCTACTACCCACCACGCAAAATCTCGGTCGCTCGGATAATGAAGACCGGCCATAATACGGATATTCGCGCACTTTGTTGCGACCTCCATCACACCCTGGGTTTTGGCGGGAAATTTCCGCGCGAGTATTTTCGCTAAATAATAGGTTTGGACTCCGTGCCCCGATGGATAAGCAGGTGTTGCGGCGGAGTCTGACCGTAACAGTCTACCGTTTGCCTCATTAATGATTTCGGGTGCGATTTGCGCGGGTCGGGCGCGATTATAGAACCATTTCAGCATTTTCGTGATGAAAATGACACGGGTGTTTGTCATAATTTGGTCCATTTCTGCGACGGACATTTCGTCGGGTGTAATCACTGGGGAAAATGCGGCGGCTGGATTCATATCTGTCATACGAAAAAATGCGACGTCACTCGGCATTCGCTTCATAATATATTCGGTGACGACGGTATCGATTTCTGCGCGACTGTCCGGGAACGCTTTTCCGATGCCTGAGATTGTGATATTGAACGATGGATACCACCAATAAAATCGTGTAGGTTGAACGAGAAGAACGATAATATACGTAATTGCTAAAGCAATGAAGATTCTGAATCGGTCAGGATCGCGTTCTATAATATGGTAATGATATGAATTGAATCGGTCGCGAAGTTCGGTTACTGCACCGCTCTCTTTTTTGGGCTGCGGCGGAATTCCGATCCAGGACCGAATTTCATTGAGTGTAACCATTGCGGTAATATATACTAGTTGAAGCATATATTACGGTTAATAATGGAATGGAATGGAATGGAATGGAATGGAATGGAATCCCGCCAATATTTAGACCCGGAGAGGGGTAGGGAATCCGACAAGGTTGGCGCCGATACCGAAGCCGGCACCAGTCCTGGCGGAAACAGCCAGACTGGGGACATAAGTGTCCAAGATGCTGAATGTCGCGGCAGCGGTGAGTGCGATGAGGGCAACCTCGTCAAACGACAAACTGCGTTTGGGGATGGCATAAGCAGCGATAGCTACCATAACACCTTCCACCAAATACTTAATGGTTCTCTTCACGAGTTCGCCTAAATCAAAAACTCCAGACATTTAGTTTTTTTATTATAAATAATGTCAAGAAATTAAAATAGAAAAGAATGCGTTAAATCACTTAAACAAGTATAACATATTATATTATACATTCCATTCCATTCCATTCGATGTCCATTCCGCCACCTTCTGGTGTTGAACTGAAGCACGACAAGACAGGGGATATTAATCCTAAATATATTGACTTGTTAGAGGAAGATAAGCCCATCGCCGGCCAGAAGTTTGCATGTCTCTCTTTCGTTTCCCCAGAATCAATTTTGAAGCAGAAAGACCATTTCTTTTTTGAGAAATTTCTTCATTATTGGGACTACCAAAAGTCGATGGAGAAATTCGTCCAGTTTCTTAATTTTGTTTCATTTAAACATCACGTGAATTTTGACAAATTGACCGCAGACTTTCAAGAGTTTGCTAAAGAAGAGAAGGAGACACTTCAAAAAACGAACATCTATGATGAGTATAAGACCTTTTTGGACAAGCACGAAGACGACATTGAGAGCGAATTCAACGAGAAGCACAACTTCCAAACAACTGTGCGCGGGTTGAAAGTGCGCGGGGTGTTCGGGTCACAGAAAGAGGCCGAGTTGCGTTGCCAGATGTTGCGTGAGGTGGACCCGAATCACGATGTATTCGTCGGACCTGTCGGTTTGTGGGTACCTTTCCACCCTGACGCGTATAAGACTGGCCGGGTAGAGTATATGGAGGAGACATTGAATCAGTTGATGGTAGAGAAGAAGAAGAATGAAGATCAGGCCAAGACCGAGTTTGACAAGCGTGTCAAGGATACGAAGGCAAAGGCGATTCAAGAGAATATGAAGTTGGCGAAGGAGAGCGGAAACAAGCTCACGCAGATGTTGGCGAAGGACGGCGAGACGTTGGTGGACGCGAAGCCGAAGGACAGCACGAGCAGCGGAGCGAGTGCGAGCGGTGCGGGCGGTGGTATTTGGAATGACGGTGATGATTCATCTTCTCTCTCGATGACCGTGGAAGAGATGCGCAAGGAACTGTTTGAGGGTGATGATGTCGTGATGGATAAGAATAGCGACCACGGATTGTCACGGTTGGCGTCGTCATCGTCCGCAGCGAATACGGAAGAGAATTAGTAATTGAATATTCTAAATAAGAACAAATGTCATTATTACTACTGGCGCATACAGTAATAATAATATTATAATTATGTTATCTACCATTTCTTGGTAAATGTAACGTTGGCATTCCAGCCACTCGACTGGCTGTAGCCACCACCAAAACTAAGAGACGAATTCTTCGGTTTTGTAAATTGGAGACTTCTCATTCAAGAACGAATAATGATGAGTTCGTTATAATAAATCATAAGATTATAATTCGGAGATAAAATCACTGTTTATTATTACTGGTCGTGTGAATTCGTTACTTAGACGGACTCTGCGACACAGTAATAATAATCTTTGAATACTGTTTTGTCTTTCACGCTGCGACTCATTTTGGCGGTGGAAAAGCCTTCATCCGTGGAGGCTTTCGCAATTGTAGTCCACGTTTTCAAGACTTGATTGGTTCCCACTAACCGCTTTTCCACCTTCTTCCCGGTGGTTGAAAGTTGGACGCCGATGATGGGGTTTGCGCCTTGTGCCAGAACGGCGCTTTGATTAAGGGAATAGTAATTCTCTTTCAGAGAGAGACCGTAATAGCCTTCATTCGCAGTTTCAACCCAAATCGTCGCCTTAAGTGCGTTCGGGCACGCATTGAGGTAGGTCTTCAAATTCTTCAAATCGGTTTCGCCGGGTGTCTGTCCCACAGAGATTTTCCATTGCTGATACTCTTTCAGAAGTGTAGAATTCAGGATTTTACCACGGTCAGAGAATTGGCAGCACTGGAAAATAAAGGTTTCAACGCTAAATTGTGCTGGGTTTTCGGCCTCGGTTGCGATGACCTTCTTGTAATCCACCGTCTTCAACTTGATACCTTGATAACCGTGAATACGGTCGATGCGCTTGGGTTTGAATTTCACGTCCATATAATGCTTCAACGCGTGGAAGGTTTCTTTTGCGGGTTTCGTGTGCGACCAAAGACGGAATCGTCCTTCAAGGTTTACGGATTCCTCTTCCACATCAGGGCGCACGATACAGCATGTTGCGACGAATTCGTCGAACTTTTGTGTGAGTTCATTATCGGGGAGAAGAATGTGTTGATTGAACGGAGATTCATTTTCGGTCGCGACGACTTGAAGCGCTTGCGACTGTTGTGCGGTCTTCTCGCGGAGTTCATTGTTTGCTAGAGTGAGGTCGTGGATGGCCTTGTTCTTTTGTTCAAGGTCGCTCACGAGTTTCGCATTCTCGGCCTCCAATTCTTGATTGCGCTGAATAAGCCTGTTGAAGTTTTCCACATTGTACATTCGTGCGTAAATGATGCCCTCGATATGTTTTGTCAGTCGTTCAATGGTAAAATTTGTGCTGTCATATGCGATGATTTCAGTTTTGTTTTTACCGGCGACTTCAATCGTGCGAAGTTGACGCTTGATTTTTGGGTGGTCTTTGATGTAGTTCTCAATTTCGACTTTGTTATGGACTCTGAATGCTGCGGCGAGGATGAAGTTCGTGTATTTCTTATGATGGTCAGCGACGCGGGTGGCGAGGTTGTTGGTGTGGCCGAACTTGATGAGTTTCTCGTTGTCGGCGTTGGTGTTGTCGATGGTGCCGAAATAAATACACTCGGTGTTAACTGGGAACTGGCTGATGAGGGTTTTTTGAATTGCGCGTTTCTTTTCTTGGGTGAGGGTGATGGTGGCTTGGTTGAGGGTGATGATGACTTCGTTCTTTTGTTCGAGTTGGGCGCGGAGTTCGCTGGTCTCGGTATCAAGGATTTGGTGAAGGGTTTCTTCCATCTTCATATAATACTCGTGGATTTCACCGGCTTTCTTGGTCTGTGCTTTAAGGCAGAGAAGTTTGAAGCATCGGATTGTGAGTTTGATGGTTTGCTTGTTGTGGCCGCCGTGTTTTTTGGGTTTGTCGGAACCGGATTTGTCTGGTGAATGAGGTGGTTGGTCTTCATCGGTTTCGGATGAAGTGACAATTTTATAATCGACATCAAGTTTAAAGTTGGATTCAACCATCGGTTTTACGTGCGCCTTTTGACTAAACCCTAACCATTTCCAAACGTGGTCCAAATCAACGACAAAATCTGTATTCTTATCATAATTGAGGTAACAATAAAAACTAGCAACAAACAATTGCTGCTCGAATGTGCTGAAGTTTTCTTGAAGTTTCGCAAGAAGAAGATTGTTGTATTTTTGAGACAACTTTGTAATCGGGTTTTTATCGATGAGATCAACAATGTTGAGGGTTGCGGAAGAGGCGGCGAAGGACATCGTTATGAGCGTATGTTATACTATGTATATACGGATGTCTTTAAGTTGTTTTCGTGATGCGAAAACAACATATGCGAAACCAATATTCAAAATAGTTAGACTTAAATCTTGCTCTCATATCGCCGAGAGCAAGATTCCAAAAATATGATTAAAATGCTAATTTCGCGTTCTTGCTACCCCGAATTGCGAAGCGCTTTCCCTCACCACTTACTCTTCTTCACATTAATCTTCGGTCCCTTGCCACTTTTCGCAGCACTAGGGTCATAAGACTGCTCTCCTTCGTCGTCAGAACCGAGATTCTTGGATATTTCCCAGAATTCCTTACTGCCGAGCTTGAATGGCCCGTGCTGCTGTGCCTTATACCAGAAGATTTGGTCTTGTAATTTGTTGGATTTCGCGTTGTTATTGATGACGAGACACTCGTAATTCTCGGTACACTGGTCCATCACCTGACAAAAGCTCTCAAAAGTGGGGAACATACCCGCATAATTGTCGTAGATTCGCTTACGATTCGCAATGTATGGTTCACGGAGGATAAAAACGTAGTCGATATTCGTGCGGAGATTTGGAGGGATACCAAGGGGATATTGCATTGTGATGACTAACATGACCTTCCAATGACGCCCGTTCATAAAGAGGAGGCGCATCATCACGTCCTTCGTCCATTTGTTATCATACAGACAATCATCCAATACAACGAACGTCCTTGGGTCAATGGACGACTTCTTATACATATCCTGTTCTTTTTTGACCTGCTTTAAGACAGCCTTTTGGCGCTTTAGAATATTCTCAATAATGGCTGTATTATACGCGTCATGGATGAACAGTTTTGGGACATGGGCTGCGAAGAAACCGTTTCCTGCTTCTGTTCCGGAGATGACTGTCCCAATGGGGATATCCTGGTGGTGAAACATCAAGTCCTGAACGAGGAAACTTTTACCGGTATCACGGCGTCCAATGAGAACGATGACTGGGCCCTTGTTTTCATCAGGGCGAAAACTGATAGCCTTCATCTCGAACTTCGCGAGTTCTAAATTCATAGTGATGATGTAGACGATTATAGTAATAAAAATGGCATATATTATTTTTATGACAATTATACGAATGGAATACGGAATGAATGGAATGAATGGAATGAATGGAATACGGAATGAATGGAATGAATGGAATGAATGGAATACGGAATGTGCCCGTTTAAAATCGATATAAAACTTCTATTCATCAATCATATCAATAAGTATTATACATTTAGGAACAATGACCGACAATGCGGCCTCGGCATCGGCATCGGCCGCGGCATCAAGGTTCCAACTTCATTACCGTAAACACAAATACACCCCTGATACAATAGAATCCGCATTACTGTATGATATTCAAAATTATATACCGATCTATTCGCGATTTTTTGATGTAAATGAAAGCAATTATAATGGAATCCAACTGAATCAAAAGTATTATTTACAGAATATCATCGCGCATCCAACACAAATCATTGACGCCTGCGCCGACGACCGTGACCGCGACAACGAACGCACTCATTCCCTAAACCATTTAGAAACGATTATAGCCGATGACAATGGAAATACGAATAATGTCCCAATGTTTGTCAAGTATTCGCCTCTTCTTGATCCTATCCGTTATTTATCGGGGAAATATGATACACGACCTGATAACAAAACGCGCGCGCTTCCCAAATATAATTCTACACCGGATTCGTGTGAAGATAAGATACTTAATACAAATAATTCGTCGTATGCTGACGGGTTTTTCTCCTATTTGACGAGTCGCGCACTTCACGAACACGGAATCGTCCACGGTGTCGACTATTATGGCAGTTATTTGTGTAAGCAGCGCGAGTTTTCTACCAATATATTTGATGATATTGACTATCTGGTGGGTTGTTCGTTTTTCAATACATACGAAAACGAACTCTTCACAATCGATTATTCGCAATTTGGAGAGGATGAAACCGGTGGCGGCGGCGGCGGCGACCTCTCGGATATCAAT